TCCAGATCGGCCATGCGATTCTCCTGCTGCGCCGGTTGCTGCGCAGGGAATTTGATTACTTTGGCGGTGTTTGACATACTTACTCCTGCAAAGAGTCCAAACGATTTGCACCTGAAAGTCGGTTCTGTTCGCGCAGACCGGCTTTCGCCATTTCTGTAGTTCTCACATACCCCCCAGCATCGACGTAACCATCGTCATCAGCGGCCCTACCTGCTCAGGCATGAGTCTGAACAGCGACGCTATACCCTCGCTTACCTCTTTCAGCTTCTGATGCTCTGGAGCGTCCAGCAGAACGGCTTGTTTAGCTTCGGCACACTCTTTCATCGCAGAGGCGATCAGCGACATCGTGTCGTTCTGCGGCGCCAAACGGTTTCGATACTCCAGCGGCAGGACGGACATGATTGCCGGCGCCAGCTGGCGAATGTTGTTGGCGGCGTATTCGGTGTCGCCATCAATCCAGCGGAATACCTTCTGCATCTGGCGGTGCGAGTCAGTCGGGATATCCAGACCGGTGCCGCCAGTTGACCGCCACTCTTCCACAATCAGCGCTGCGACAAATTCACGGCTGCGGCAATCAGCGGCCCAGGCGCGAACTGCTACGCGGATCCCATCGATGTTTAACGCCGCGGAATCAGGTTCCCGGCGATTCTGGTAAATCATCGCTGTTGGCGAAAATTTGTTACCTTGTTGATACGCAAGTGAATGCATTGCTTTCCTTTCGTTGTTAGGGCCGCTGGTTAGGCGGCGTTGCTGTTGATTGGTGGAAAAACGTCATCGACGCTTACTGAAGCGCCATGCTTATTCAGAGCCGCAACAATCGCCCGGCACTGCTCCAGGCTTAAGCTGCGTTTGTTTTTTTCGTAATGGCATACCGCGCCTGTAGTCAGGTTCAGCTCTTCCGCCATCTGGCGCTGAGTCAAGCCGATGTTTCTGCGGATTTTTCGGATGTTGTTCATGTCGGGTCTCCTTTAAACAACTTAAATATACGTTTTGTATTCTTTGTTCGCAAGCAAAATATACGAATTGTGTCTCGCGCAAATATATACAACTTGTATCATTCGGGTATGACTATGAAATGGTACGACTTAGCTAAGACCCTGATGAAAAGTCAGGGCATCAATCAGGAACAGCTGGCAGAGCACCTCGGTATTACTAAGGGTGCGGTAAGTCATTGGCTGAACGCTCGGCGTGAGCCAAGCCTTTCCGAGATCGCGAAAATATTGCAGTTCCTTGGCAAAAAGAACTTTTCCGTAGGAGCAGGCGGCTTGATCATTGATGACACACTTAAGGGTGATGTTGAGTATGCTGGTCCCTATAGCCCGGGAAATAAGTACCCAGTAATCAGCAGCGTTCAGGCTGGTTCATGGTGCGAAGCGGTTGAGCCCTACACCCTAAAAGATATAGATCTCTGGCTTGAGTCAAATGCTCACATCCAGGGTGACGCGTTCTGGTTGCTCGTTGAGGGTGAGTCAATGACTGCCCCTACTGGGTTGAGTATTCCTGAAGGAACCTATGTACTTTTCGACACCGGAAGAGACGCAGTCAATGGTAGTCTGGTAATTGCCAAGCTATCTGAATCGAACGAAGCAACTTTCAAAAAGCTAGTCATCGATGGTGGACAAAGGTATCTGAAGGGCCTAAATCCGCAATGGCCACTGGTGCCTATTAACGGGAACTGCAGGATTATTGGCGTAGCTGTGGAAACAAAGCTAAGGCTTATTTAAACGTAAACAGTAAGGATGCTTATGAAAAACTCTGTCTTGTTAGCGCTATTGCTTTGCTCAACATCTCTTTATGCGCAGGACTTGTCTTTGGTTGATAGCGCAAAAACCGCCGTTATTGATAACCTGAAGTCCCGTGATGCTACAAACAAGTGCGAAGATTTTATGAGGGTAGCTGCTGCTGATGAGTCTAAGAAACCATTAGCCATAGCCACTTGTGACAACACCTTTGCAGTTGCAAACGGCCTCACCTTTAGTGACGTAAAAGTTGTTGAATCAGAAAGTGGAAAAGCTGTCTGCGGTGTAGTTTCTGGGAAAACACACCTCAGCAAAATTGGCGCTAGGTTCGTATACATTGAAAAAAACAAAGCTGTGACAATCAAGCCTTCTAAGCAGCCGATAATGACAAGCTCTGCGGCTGGAGATTTTGGGCGAAACCAGGTAAAAATTGAAAATAAACAGTACGATCTAGTATCTACCGCCTATTGCCAGCCCCCAACAAACTAAACACCCCGCCATTCAGTAAAGCCCCACGCCACCGCCAGATGGTGGTGGCGCAGTACCGCCCTTCACTTCCCATTTCCGGCCCCAACTTAACCTCCACTTCATAAATACGTAAGTGCAGGATGAATCCTCGCTCCTTCGTTTTTGGTTCATAGCACCAAAGCACAAAAATAAATCACCTTAAAATACAATTTGTTATCACAAACCCACCCCGTAAATATACATTTCGTATTGCATGATAAGAATACGTTTTGTATATTCAACCCATCGAAACGAAATATCGACAGCTGAGCGAAGTTAGCCAGCGGCGAAGTGGAGATTCGGTCAGTCGAACGGCGCGACAGTAAACCATGCGTCGGACCATAGGCGGGCTCAGGAGGAGCGGCAATTATGGCTAAACGAATTACCAGCAGCTCTTTGCGAGGGGCTGATGGTAAACAAAGAGGGGTAGATATGAATGTAAAAGATAAAAAGCCTGTTTCAGAAAATATTCTTAAACAGGCTGAAATGTATGAGGGCTGGGTGGAGTCTACTTCACTGCAAAGAAAATATTTTCAAAAACTGCTTTCTGCTTTTCCAACCTCACAAGAGCTTCAGCTGAGCCACCAACAGAAAGAGTATGAATGAGTTGACCGATATGTTGTTTCGTCGCAAGGGCTTGCTCTGGTGGCATCGTTGCAAGCATTGCTATCACCACTTGTTGTAACGCGTGCTTTTCCATTTCAAGCTGCTCTAAACGGTTATTCAAATCCTTCAACGCCAACTTTTCAACTGAATCTGACATAAACATTCCTTTTTTTGACTGTGGAATCATCAGTCTACGGCATTCCTTTGACTGTGGAAAGCAAGGGAGCGCGCGCCGGGCGCGGATAAATATCCCGGCACAAATTCAACTGTGATGTCCGCCAATTGACGGCATTTTTATTCCCTCATACCTCAGTCGCTTCACCGAGGCGGCTTAGTTATGACAACCGGCGGCCATCCACCGCCAAATTGTTTGAATGTGCGCTTGCGCAGAAGTCTTGTATTAACCGTTCCGTTCGCCGCGATAAGGCCAAGAGGATTTATGAACAACAAAACTGGTGGTCCAGCTTTTCCACAATCAGGCGTATGTACACCGGAAATTAACTCATGGGATAGCGATGATTTTGGTGGTCGTGGAATAAGCATGCGTGACTACTTCGCGGCTAAAGCTATGCAGTCGGCCTTGTTAACTTCGAAGCCAGAGAACCCTCTGGGACGAATGGATATTTTTGCTCAGTCAGTAGCTGAAATCTCTTACGAGATGGCTGACGCCATGCTCCGCGCCCGGGAGGCATCATGACAGTCACCCACAACGGCAAGCAGTACAACGCCAAAAAGCTCAACGATAACGAGTGGCAACTGACGTCGCTATCGGCACCGCGTGAAAAGCTGGTGCTTAACCGCTGGCAGATGCATATCGCTGGCCTCCTGGAACAGGTTGAGGTGAAGGTATGATGCACCACTACGGCACCACCCCGCTCATTCGCCAGTGCGTTACGCCCGGCATGATGGCTATGCATGAAGGCCGCACCTATCGCGTCTCAGCAGTAATTCAGGAGCGCAAATGGGTGTACCTGCACACCGACGCAGAAATCATCCGCCTCAGTGACTGCGTGATTGACGTCCTTCTGGACGGTCACGGCAACCCAATCGTTCATTAAGGAGAAGAGCACATGGAGCTCGTCCAGTTCATCAAGCGAGTCAGAGATTATTATGACGACTGCAATCTCGGCTTTCCTGAAATCATCGAAATGAAGAGTGAGGCAGGATTCGAAAAGCAAGAGGACACGATCCACGGGATGCCATATGTGCTAGTTGAACAGCACACCTCTTACCCATGTGAAGACTGCTATTACGGTTACCTGATATTCCCGCTCAAAAAGCGTAAATACATTCGAATTTCTTTCGACATGTAAAACCAACCTATTCAACCGATCGGCCTGGCTCAATGCGGGCGGGATCTGCACATCCAAATTTCAGGAGTTCAGCCATGAACGCATACCTCACTTACGACCGCATCGAAGATCGGCGCTTGGTTGAACAGCAACTCACCGACGAGAAAGAAAAGTGGATCGATGACCGGGCTCGGGAAATCATCGACATGATGCCAAAAGAGCCATCTGGACTCTTCCACTTCACGGTCCCGATTGACTCCAGCCCATACGAAGGACTTCGCAGCGATAAAGCTTGCGAGACTTACAACGATTTCGTTTCGGCAGTTGCTTACGCCCAGGCGGAATACGACTGGGAACACCGTACCGGCTGCCCGTTTTAATTTTTGAGGGATTTAATAATGAGTACTGCACTTTCCACCATGGCAGGGAAACTGGCCGCACGCCTAGGCATGGATGCCGGTACAGACCTGATGAATACGCTGAAGAATACAGCGTTCAAAGGTGGCAACGTCACGGACGAGCAGTTTACAGCCCTGTTGATCGTCGCCAACCAGTACGGCCTGAACCCATGGACAAAAGAGATTTATGCCTTCCCAGATAAAGGCGGGATTGTCCCGGTCGTCGGCGTTGATGGATGGGCTCGCATTATCAACGAGCATCCTCAGTTTGACGGCATGGAGTTCTCTTACGACAAGGAGGAAGGCGCGTGCACCTGCAAGATTTACCGCAAAGACCGTAAGCACCCGACCATCGTCACCGAGTACATGGGAGAGTGTAAACGCAATACTCAACCCTGGCAGTCCCACCCTACCCGTATGCTTCGCCATAAGACACTTATCCAATGCGCGCGCCTGGCCTTTGGTTTCGCTGGCATCTTCGACCAGGACGAGGCAGAGCGAGTGATTGAAGGAACAACGGCAGAGGTTCATGCGGGCCATGAATCAGATAGTCGTCGCCCGGATCTGATCGCAAAAGGCGAGTCTGCCGCACGCCTTGGAACCGTTAAGTATCAGGAGTTCTGGGTAGCGCTGAGCGCTGAAGAGAAGCAGGTAATCGGCGCAGTTGAGAAGCGACGCATGTATGACATGAGTCTTGCTGTCGACAATGCCGAACCTGTCAATGTCGCAGAGACGGAGGCTGAATGATGGAGCAACGCACCCCTGAATGGTTTGCTGCGCGCTGCGGCAAGGTCACAGCGAGTCGCCTGGCTGATGTCATGGCCCGGACTAAGTCGGGCTACTCCACCAGCCGCCAGAACTACATGGCCGAGCTGATTTGCCAACGGCTGACAGGGAAGCTGGAGGAAGGGTTTTCGAATGCCGCGATGATGCGCGGTACCGAACTGGAGCCAGTGGCGCGTGAGATGTACGCGCTGAATGAGTTCGATGCGGAAATCACTGAAGTTGGACTCATTGAACACCCAAACATACCCGGATTCGCAGCCAGCCCGGACGGACTTGTTAACGACGACGGGCTTATCGAAATCAAATGTCCCAACACCTGGACCCATCTTGAAACGCTGAAAACTGGCGAGCCAAAGCGCCAGTACATGCTGCAAATGCATGCACAGATGATGTGTACCGGGCGGAAATGGTGTGATTTCGTTAGTTTCGATGATCGCCTGCCGCCTGACCTTGCCTATTTCAAGAAGCGCATCCATTTCGATGAAGCGCTGGCGCGCGAAATTGAATCTGAGGTTAAGAGCTTCCTTGCAGATCTGGAATCGGAAATTCAGAAAATCACAGAGCGTGCAGCATGAAACGCACACCCTTCTACCGCCGGCCCGGGCGCACCGGGCAATTCTCGGGCCTCCGTGAGCGTGTTATCTGGATGATCCAGACGCGCGGCCGCCCGGTCACCGGTAGCGAAATCGCAGAGAAGTTTGGCGTAACGCTCATCGAGTTTAACCGGGTAGCCAACGGCATCACCCGCGGCACCGGACAGATAGCCCAGATCGTTGAGTCGGAGAAATGGCTCAACGAGGATGGTATCTGCGACCGGACTTTCGACCTGGTAACAAAGCCAAAGGTCGTAACGCCACAGGGTAAATCGCGCCTGTTCACCCGGCGCGCCATAGAGCAATCGCAGGAAGGCAGACGGCAGGAATGCATAGCGCGTGCCGCCCGCCGTAGCCGCCTGATAGCTCAGGGTCTCTACATCGACGAAATGGAGTCCATCCTATGACTCACGCTCACGACGACATCATGGTTGGCACACTGTGCATTCCCTTCATTGGTAACGGCTGGCTAATGCCATGGGGTGAAGTGGTCAGCAATCCATTAAAGGCGCAGCGGCTCGCTGAGGAATATCGGGAAAGGCAGGAGGCGGCATGAGCAAAGTAGGCGATTATTTCTTCGAGTTTCCGGCGTCGCGCGGCATGCAGGGTGGCACGGCGACGTACATGATCACGGCACCTGCCCGCGCGCTGACGCGCATACTTGCGTCCGATAATCACGGCAGCACGCTCGAGCGTTCTCAACGCGAAATTAACCAGGCGCGCGTGAAAAAGTTTTACCAGTACCTCGTCAATGCCTACCAAAATAAAGAGCCCTTCATCATCCCGCCACTGGTCGGCAACTGCGACGCGGATATTGAGTTTGAAGAGTTCGGCAATACGAATGTTGGCGTCGCACGCTTCCCAATGGATGCGGTGATCAAGCTGTTCGACGGCCAGCACCGCGCCGCCGGGTTAGCTGAGTTTTGCCGGACTTACGGAGAGCCAATCAGCATCCCGCTGATGCTGACCCATAATCTCCCGCTGAAGGCACGCCAGCAGTTCTTCTCCGATATCAATAACAACGTCTCGAAACCTTCCGCTGCGATCAACATGGCCTATGACGGGCGTAATGAAGTTGCACAGGGGATGGTGACGTACTTGTCTCAGCACGACACCTTCGCAGAGGTGACAGACTTCGAGCACAACGTCGTTCCGGCGAAAAGTAAGCTGTGGGTGAGCTTCAAAGCGCTGAGCGACGCGACGGCCAAGTTTGCCAACGCGGGCAGTAAGCAGCTGGAAATGGGCGACATCGAATCCATCTGGGAGGCCTGGTTGGCCCTGACGCAGATCGAAGCGATTCGCCACGGCACCAGCCAGGCAGACTACAAGCGTGACTACATTCAGTTCCACGCGGTAATGATCAATGCCTTCGGCTACGCCGTTCAGCGGCTGATGGCTGACCACTCAATCGTCGATATCGTCCAGATGATTGAGGATCTGGCAAGCAATGCGGGCGCCTCTGAGATGGAAGACTTCTTCCTGATTGCTCGGTGGGGTGGCGTCTGCGTTAACGCCGAAAAAGACCGCCCAACGATAATTGCCTCCGTTCCGGCGCAGAAATCAGCTGCTGAGCGGCTCGTCAAAGTTATCCTGGCGCAAAGCCTCGGGGAATAGTTATGACAATGCAGATGCACTCAATGCCCTGGCCTGATTCTCAGGCCATTTTTTTGTCCAAAACCTATCTGTATATGAACATGGATGAGCTGTGCAAAAAGTTACAGCGCACCAAAGCGTCTATCCAGATGAAGGCCAGCAGTATGGGTCTTTACCGCTGCGGGAAATTAACCATCGACGATCTGCAGCTGATTGAAGCCCTGCTTGATGCCGGTCTTGAGCATGCGGTTATCGCCAGAAAGTTCGAACTCTCCGAGCCTCAGCTAATGAGGGTTCTGGAAACAGGAGCCTTTCATTGCGATATCTGCGCCACGTTCTCCGCGTCCATGCGTTCCTCTTACTGGAAATTCGACGGAGAGCCGCAAAGGATTTACAGCTGCTGTCCGGCGTGTTGCCGGGCGATGGTTGAAAGCTTTAATGCAGGACACGACGGGCCGTTGCTGGCACGCAGACGGGAGGCGGCATGACTGATTACACCGGCAGCAACACGCCAGCGGATCAGCGCGACCTCTGGCGCACACCACCAGCCCTCTTCGCTTCCCTTGATGCTGAGTTCTGCTTCCAGTTGGATGCCGCTGCGGCGCCGCATAACGCGCTGTGCCGGAGGTTCATCACCGCCGAGCAGAACACGCTGGAAACGCCCTGGGCTGATTATCTGAGCATTCCAGGCTACGTCTGGATGAACCCACCTTACAGCGACATTACGCCGTTCGTTAAGAAGGCTGCAACCGAGAGCGCCAATCAGATCGGCACGGTCATGCTGGTTCCGGCAGACACATCAGTTGGCTGGTTCAAAGAAGCGATAAAGACCGCCAGCGAGGTTCGCTTCATCACCGCCGGGCGATTGGCATTTATCAACCCGGTCACCGGTAAGCCAGTATCGGGAAATAACAAAGGGTCGATGCTCATCATCTGGCGACCGTACCCGCGTACACACTGCCACTTCGCAACTGTGGACCGGGACGAGCTTATGGCTTTCGGGTCGAAACTTCTCGCCCGCCGGGAGGCCGCATGACGCCAGAAACAGACAACGCCATCCACGCCGCCTGCCGCCGCTGCACCGAGGAAATCCAGCAGGCCATGCGCAAGAAGCCAAAGCCTAACTGGAACGAAACGGTGCCACCCATCATCAAAAAGCATCACAAGAAAATTGAAGCTCTGGGAGTTAGCCTCCTGGAGTTCGTCGTATACACAGGCAGGCTTAATCGCCGCTTCGGAGCAGAACAATGACAACAGAATTTAAAGCCCTACCCGTCGAACGCGACCAGTACGGTTACTGGACTCACCCGCTTTACGATGATTTTTGCGATGGACGCGAATCCATTTCGCCCATTGAGTTCAACGCATGGCTGGAGAAGAACGGACTTGAGTGGAAAGTGGAGTACCGTGATGAGGATGACGTCGACCCCGATGTGGACGGTTACGACATTTCAGCATGGCATCCCGAAACGCCAGCCGGGGATGGTTGGTTTGTCGGTTCAATTCACGATACGGAAGATGGCGCTGTCTGCATCTGGTTGCGCAAGGTTGGCGGTACAGCATGAACAAAGCCTGCCCCGTTGATTTGAGGAAGTGCCTTGAGACCGCCCAAATGCTCGCTCAGGCAGGAATAAGATTTGTGCCAATCCCTGTCGAGTCAGATGAAGATTTCCAAGGTCTTTTAGCTGCCTTAGACCGTAGGCTTGAACGCATGGCGGTCGAAGCCGAGAAGAATGAAGGCGGTGCAGCATGAAGGCACTAATCACCAGGTCGCTAAGTCGGCCTTTTTTATTGCTGGCGTTCACCTTCAACCGAATTAACCGACAGTTCCGGGAGCATTGACCATGGACATCATTGATACCGCTGCAGAGATTGAAGAGCTTCAGCGTAACGCTGCCCTCTCCGCTCACCGGCTCAACCACAACGCTGTATCAGCTGAGCATTGCGCTGAATGCGGCGAGGATATCCCGGAGCCGCGGCGCGCTGCCGTTCCCGGCTGCCAGACGTGCGCTGAGTGCCAATCCGTCATCGAGTTGAAGAATAAGCAGAGGGGATTGTAATGCAGAAGGCAATTTTAGACATGTGCTGCGGGTCGCGCATGTTCTGGCTCGACAAGCAGGACGATCGTGCCGTGTTCAGTGATATCCGCGCCGAGCAGCATGAGCTTTGCGACGGTCGCCAGTTGGTTATTAGCCCGGACCTTATTGCCGATTTCCGCGCCCTCCCTTTTGGCGATAACACTTTCCCTGTCGTCGTGTTCGATCCGCCACACCTCGAGCGTGTCGGTGATAATGCATGGATGGGGAAAAAGTACGGCCGGCTCAACAAAGAAACATGGCGCGACGATTTGCGTGCAGGCTTCGCCGAAGCGTTCAGGGTGTTGTGGTCACACGGTGTGCTCATCTTCAAATGGAACGAAACGCAGATCCCGGTAAGCAATATCCTGCCGCTTACCGACGAGAAGCCGATCATCTGGCAGCACACCGGCAAGTCAGACAAAACCCACTGGGTGATCTTCGTCAAAGGTGGTCAACATGTTCCAGCTAATTCAACGGGGTCAGATTTACGCTGACCAGCACGGTTGGCCCGTCATCATCCACAGTTGCACACCACAGATAGTCCGCTACTGGCGACAGGGCCGGATAAACACCGCTTCAATCGACCGTTTTAACAATGATTTTGAGCACCTCGATCACCGTGAGGCGACACAGATACGCGCCGAACTGGAGGCGAGCGAGCACATTAAAAAATTAAGGAGCATGAGACGTGATCGGAATACTCAAGCCGGTACCGGAATCGCAGTGGCCGGTACGATGCCACGACCCCAAGCGGAGCAACGTGTGGGCTAACTCTTACTTTCTTGTTCAGGAGTTTCAGGAAGAGAACGGCGTCATTCGCCTGACGGTGAACACCACCAGCATTGGCAGCTCGGGCCGGTGGAAGGATGGCATCAGTTGGGATGCATTGCAGGAGATAAAGTCAGCCGTTGGCTATGGGGATCGGGATGCCGTGGAGATTTACCCGCGGGATTCTGATGTGGTGAACGTGGCAAACATGCGCCACCTGTGGATTACGCCGGAGCCGATTAGCTTCGCCTGGCGGAAGTAAATTTACGCTGCGCGCCAGGCGTGTGGCATGAGGAGAAATTATGGGAAAGATGACGTTCGTATTTGAGTATGAGGACGGTAAAGAGCCGCCGGTTAGCGCTGGCATGTTGTTTATGGGTGGGAAGATTGTCGCCGCGTCTATCCGTGACGCGCTTGAGGACAATGAGCCGATTGATAACGAAATGACAAGCGAAGGGCTGACCATCGATATCATCGTTGCAGACCTGAACAACGGCGGCCCAATCAGCAGCGCGCTGACCGGAAACTTTTCTGTGAAGCGGAACGCCCGATCGCAGATCTAACTCACGCAACTGATAGCCAGTTATGAGCTGGCTATTGGGTGCGAAAGCACTGCAACGTCATCCCTTTTGCCCGGCCCAGCGCCGGGCTTCTTTTTGCCTGGAGAACACAGATGAATGACAGCATCCTGGTTACAAGCGAAATCCTTGCCCGTTACAAAATTTCCCGCAGCACGCTCTATTTCTGGAGCACACCGAAACGCATGCC